TTTTCTTTGCCATGCTGCTGTAGCCATTACGCTTTTTTAATAGGCTTTGCTGTTTTAGCTGCTGCTTTAAAGTTAGCTGCTGTCGGAGCACCTTTACTTCCAACTTTTCTCATTGTTTCTCCTGAGCCACCTTTAATTCTATTTCTTTTAGCTGCTATGTTTGCGTACAATCCACCACCGGCTGCTTTTTTAACTCTGCCACCTTTACTCATAAAACCCATTTTATTTCTAACGGGAGTTGGTAGTTTTTTTAATCCTTTGCTTCCTGCAGGAACTTTTTTTAAACTTCCTGATTTATACATTGTTCTTTGCATTGTTTTCCTTTTTTAGTTTAGTACCAAGTTGCTTTTTTTGATTTAGACGATAACATTCTTTTAGCATTTTTTATTTCAACTGTTTGAGAAGAAAGCGCATCTGTAGCTTCTATCTCTTTTTCTTTTTCATGTTTCGTAATTTTTTGTTCTTTTGTAACTGTTGTACCTTTTAACCAATCTTTTGTCATATTTTATCCTCCCTAGTTATTATTTTTTTGTTCCTTTAAATATCTGTGTTCCTTTTATACCATAAATACTAGCAACTACAAGTATCCATAAATTTGTAAACCATTTAGGTAATTCTGAGAACATTTCAAAAAATAATTTTACTTTGTCCATTGCTGTAGGGTCATCCGATACGACTGCCCAAGCTAAAATAGCAATAGGCGTTGAGAGGATTATTAAAACCGCCTCGTCCTTCCAGTCAGATTGTCTAGACTCTAATAATTTGCCTTGGTAAGCTTCCTCACCACTGGCCATTTTTGATGCATGCATTAGTTGTGCATCAGACATAGCCATCTTAGTTTTTTGTCTATTTGCGTAAATTTTACTTCCAGCAGATAGTGCTAATTTTGCTAAACCAAACCAAGCCATTATTTTCCAACCTTTCGCATAGCTTTATTATGCGATTTATTAAAACTAACACCTTTTTTCATATCTTTTTTCATTGATGCCATATGTTTTGTTGTATGATGTTTTTTATGCTTCTTTAAAGTGTTTTTTTCTTTTTTATCTATCATTAATTGTCCTTTTTTAGTTCATTTGATAAAATTGTTTTTTCAATTGATGTATCAGAACGTAAATTTGCTAATTCTTCATTCTGTTCAAGTTTTTCTTCTTGATTTTTTTGATTCATCATTGCTTTCATACGATCTAGGTTCATTCTTTGCTCACCTTCTTGTTTTTTTCTTGTATTTTCTTGTGCTTGAAGATCTAATTCTCTAGCTCTTAGTTTTGCAATAGGATCATTGTCAAATTGTGAAGTAATTTTCTTTTCTTCCTTCATAAATTCTTCCATCATCTCAGAAATCAGTTCTGCTTTTCTTGCTTCTATACGTTGTTGCATAGACATAGCTTGTTGTTGCATTTGTGGGTTCTGTTGTCCCATCTGCATCATCTGTGCTAGTTGTGGTAACTCTTGTCTAAACTCTAATTCTATTTGTTCTTGTGCCATTAGACTAATATGTTCTAAAATATTTTTTTGTATTGCAGATCCGACCATAGGTGCGTTTCTAACCATGTTAGTTTGCATAAAAGATAAGTGAGCTGTGATGTGTGATTGATGATCTTGACCTGGAAACGCTTGAAAAGGTTTAGCACCTAATGCATCGATATGTTCTAACGCTGGATCTTTTGGTATTGGTGCTTGTGGTTTCTTTAAAATTAAATCTATGTCTTTAACACCTAATGCTTCGTACATATTTCTATACACTGCATACTGATTATGAATTTCTGGATTCGAGGCAGCCAATTGCATCTCCGTTTGGGCGAGGGAGATTCTCTGAGTCTGAGAAAATATATTTGGATCAGCAATCGGCAATATATCTACTCTGTCGTCAAAGTCTAATTGTTTGATTTGCCTCTGTCCTCCGACAACATCGTATGGATAGATTGGAGGTAGATATAATTTGAAAACTCTTGCTAATAAATTAAATTCTTTTTTCATAGAAGCATACAATCTCTTATGTATGGCTGACATTGTTCTACTTCCTCTTTCAAGCATAGCAACTGTCGTGCCCACTGCAGCTTGCTGATTCCCGTCTCCCACCTGCAGATCTGCTATTGAAGCGAATCTTTGACCTGCTTGTACCACGACACCCATAAGCGATAATAATGTTTGCGATGGTTCTTTAAAAGGAAGAGTCATAAAAGCATCTCGTAAGTTTCCACCAGGAGCATCTACATCTCTAAACTCACCCGGTTGAATACTTTGATTCTCGTCTCTCATTTTTATACCACGCATTTTAAATCCAGCAGGTAAGTTTGATAACGTTCCTGCATCTAACAATGATCTTAAAGCTGATGTTGCAGTTCTAGATAATCCACCAATCATGTGAATTAATCCAAAACCGTAAAAGCCAAGTCCTGGTAAAAATTTAAAGTGTACGAAGTAACTAATTTTAGATTTTAAAGGATCTCCTATTTCATAGTTTCTTCTAATAGATAAAATTTCTCTTGATCCTTCTTCTATTGTAACAATGTATGGTAATTTAATTCCTGTTGGTTGACCTTCTGCGTCAACATCATTAAAGCCATCGAGGTCTAAGTTCACGTGACACTCAAGCAAGGTAAATACTTTTTCATCTCTACCTTTTTTTGTTCCGTCTAACTCTCTCTCTTTTTTCTGTGATTCTGATTCACTATTATAAGATGGATCTAATTCTATGTCTCTATAGAAACCTCCAACTTGTTGTTTTCGTAATTCATTTTCTGACATCTTAACCATATGAATAATTGATTCTGCATCATCTAAAGATGTAGCTGTGTAAGGTACAACTAAATCATCTGCTGGTACAAATTTAGAAACTGCTCTACCCATTACTTCATCGTAATAAACTTTTTTAAATGCAGATCCTGATAGTGGTAGATAAAATAACATTTGATCAAACTCAGCTTCATACTCTGTCATCTTGTCCATGATAGTGTAATTCATAAAGTCCTTGACTCTCGCTGCTTGCTGCTCTCTGTCTGGTGTAGATAAACCTATAATCTGTGTACGCACAGGTCCACCTGCTGGTAACAATTCCTTATAAGCGAGCGACTGGAACTGAGTGACAGCTTCAGCTAATACAGGATGTGTTGCACCTGATGCGCCTTTGAATGGTTCTGTTTTACTTTCGTATTTAAATCCTAATAAATCTAATCCTGATGTGTAAGCTCTTTCCCAATCTTTTCTTGAAGATTTATAATCTTGGTAATTTTCTGATAGTTCTGATCCTATTGGAGATAAAACATTATCTGGTAATAATTCTGCTAAATTAGAAAAATGATCTTGTCCTTGTTCAATATTAACTTTTGATGGATCAAAATTTATGTCAACACTTCCATCTTCGTTCTCTTGAACGTCAACAGGTTCTTGTGGGTCTTTTTGTGTTTCTTCTATTTGTACCTCTAGTTCTTCTTGACTAGGTATATTTATAGTTTGCTCAACGTTTGGAAGAGCTTTGTCCATATCTGCCATTTATTTTCTCCAATCTTGCGACCTTAACCTTTTTACTAGGAATATTCAAGCCCTGTGAGTTAGGTCCTTTTTTAGGTGGTGTGGTTTTGGTTAATTTTTTCATACTACCAATAGTAACTATATTTTTTAGGAGGAGATTTCTCCTCTTGATAATCTTCAGGGTGAGTTATTAATCCTCCCTGTCTAAATCTCATAACAGCTTGAGTCATGGAGTCAACTAAATCATCATGATCTCCATAAGGGAAAGCAGCACACTCTTCCATAACCTCTTGTGCAAATTTTTTATCTGTTGGAGCCCATATCATACCACTTTCAAATAACGGTGCAACAGAATTAACTCTAGTATGCTTATCGTTTCCTTTTGATGGTGTGAAGTTGACTACAGGTATTCCCATAGCTCTAAGTTCATAAGTAAGTGGTAGTCCTGATGCCTTAGCCTCAACTAACACAGTTTCTGGTTGCCAGTAGTCATACTGTTCTTTCGCTACTCGTCTCAACTCAGGAAATTCTAGTCTCTCTTTCATAGCATCGAGTAAAATTAAATTAGGTGCTGAGTCTTCAGTTTCTTGAAACACGCCCCACGTTGTAATGGCAGAGTAATCGGCAGTTTCTTTTTTCATAAAAGCAGTATCGTAAGATTGGATAACATGTTTTAAAGCAGGTAAACTATCTTTGTCCCAATTTTTCCACCACTCACGTTTTATGATTGCACCTTCTTCAGATGTTGGATTCTGCATCCATTGTGCATTCCACTTACCAACTGACAGTGATGCTTTAACAGCTTCAAGTTCGTCTAGTTTCCAATAGCCTGGCCAAACAGGTTTCTTACTTGGCAAAATTGCTGGAAACTCTACAACTTCCCATTGGTCAGCCTTAGCTTCTTTTTGCGAGTTTAATAACATACCTGTTAAATCTTTTGTATTCCATCTGGTCATTACACAAACAATTTTACCACCTGGCTGTAAACGTTGTCGAGGACCTGATGTGTACCATTCATATGCTCTCTCAAGAGCTTGTATGTTCATAGCATCTTGCTCCGAGTGTGGATCATCTATAATCAATAGATCTGCACCCCTACCTGTAATTGCTCCACCAACACCTGCAGCAAAGTATTCTCCACCTTGTGCGGTTTCCCAACGTCCAGCAGCTTTACTATCTTCTTGTAATCTAGTTTGAAATACCTTTTGGTATTCTTCACTATCAATTAGGTTCTTAGCCTTACGACCAAACCTTACAGCAAGTTCTCCTGTGTGGGTTGTTTGAATTATTTTTAGCTTGGGAGTACGACCTATCATCCATGCCGGTAATAGTGATGACGCAAACTCAGACTTAGTGTGTCTTGGTGGCATATTAACAATAAGTCTTTTAATCTTGCCGTTAGCCATGTCTT